ACAAGCGGCCACGATGTTGCCGCTCCCGAGACGTGCGACGGCCTTCACCTCCGTCGGGGTCGCGGGCATCGTCGACGCGGTCCAAGAGCCTCCAGCGGAGCCAATCGCGCCGACGCCGGTCCCGTCGTCGGCCGCGGTGCGATAGATCTGCGCCACTCCCGCGCCGGTCAACGCGCCGAGCATCCACCACCCGCCGAAGGTGGCGAGGGCGAAGGGGTCTGTGATCGAAGCGGGCAGGTTCGTGCGCTGGACCCATGCCGTCCCGGTCTGCGACGCATAGATGCGCGCCGCGAACCCGGTGGGCTTTCCGACGACCGCGAAGCGATACGCACTGGCCGTCTGCCCGGCGTCGCTCGTGGCAGATTCGAAGGCCAGCGGGATCGCGGTCGCTCCCGTGATGGCCGCGCCCCACTCGCTCCGCGTCCACCGCTCCACGTCCGGCCCGCGGAGGAAATCGACCCACGCGCCGAGGGCGTTCAGTTGCCAGTTGAACCACTGCGCGGGCGGGCGCTGCGACGTAGTGAATCCCGCCTCCGCGCTCCCGCTCGGAGGTTGCACGAGCGTCGCGCCCGCACCCCAGGCCCATCGCGGCACGGCCGCGGGTCGTCGAAAGCTCATGCCATCACCACGCCCACGAGGGCCCCGCCGGTGCTCCCGGCGGTATCGCTGAATCCGAGAGTGGAGGAGGAGGACGCAAGCTCCGCGTCCGCCGAAAACGTGAACAAAGTCGTCGCGGGCACGTCCACCACCTGCAGGGCCACGCCCGCGGGCGCGCCGCGCGCGAGGATGGCAGCGCAGAGCTCCGCGGACACCGGCGGAGTCGCAACGGGCTCCACGATCACCGTCGCGGGCGAGGGCTCGGAGAGCGTGAGGGCGTAGCTCCCGACGATGATCCGCGCGACCGCGAGGAGGTCGACCGCCGTCCCGCTCGAGCGGTGCGCCCGCACGATCGCGGTCAGAGCCACGCGGTAATCGGCATCGGAGAGACTCGCGGGGCGTGCCAGGAGGAGGAGGCTCCCAATCTGGTCTAGCGCCGCGCCAGAGCTCTCCGCGATCCCGAGAGCATAGAGGGCCCACGTGTCCGTTTCGACCGTCTGCACAGACGCCAGGGCCGCGCGGAGGAGGGCCTCGAGCCGCGGTTGCGTCGCGAACTGCCTCGCGAAGAGGGCGAGGCCATCCTCCACGTGCGTCGCCACGAGCTCGTGGGACGTGATCCGATCGGGCTCCGTCACGCGGCCACCCGCACGACGGTCACTCGCGCCGTGGCGAGTTTGAGCACCTCTTGCGGTGCCGCGGTCAGGTTGCTCGGATACTGCGCGGTGCCGCTCCGGCCCGCGCGGGCCTCGAGACAGTCGACCACGCCGGTCACGGCAAGGGCCGCGGTGATGAGGCTCGAGATTCGGATCGGCGCGCCCGCGAGCTGGCCCGTGGTGACGTTGGCGATTGCGGTCGCGAGGGCGGTGTCACCGGCGAAAGTCGCATCGTCCACCACCACACGCACGAGCGCGTAGGCGTTGACCGTGGTGGGGCGCGAGAAGCGCACCGTGCGCGAGAAACCTCCGGCATCCGTCACGGACACGGACGCGGAGCCCGCGGTCGCGATCCCGGCCGGTCGCGAGGCGAAGAGGGCCGCGCCCACGTCCGCGTCCGTGCCGCCCTGCACAGTCGCGCGAATCGTGTTCGGCGGGAGCACGCGCACCGCGTCGAACGCGGGCGTGGCGTTTTCCTCGAGGCTCACGGAGCTCACGCCGGTCACCGCCATGAGCGCCGCGCGAATTCCGTTGAGGCTGGCGGTGGCGAGCGCGCGGAGCTCTCGCTCCCGGCGCGCGCGGAGCTGCACATCGCTCTCCGCGGCGGAGCCCGGCGCGGCGTCGGCCGCATTCGTCACGGCCGTCCACCCGGTCACCGGCGTCGCGATTGCGGTGATGGTGCTTGCGTTGGCCGCGAAGGGCCCGGCGTTTTCGGCCACGGCGTTGACGGTGACCGCAGCGGGAGACGCTCCGGCATTCGTCGCGCTCGTGAGAGTGACCCATCGATTGCTCGGGTCGCCCGCGACGTGCGCGATCGATCCCGTCGGGAGCGTGACGCCCGCGGCGAGCGTGACGGTGAGGGTCACCGTGCCTTTCGTCGCGGCCCGGCGCGCGGTGCCGGTGAGAGACGCGACGGAGTCCAGTGCCGCGAGGGTCGCTCCTCGAGGGTCGCGCGATGCGTAGACCAGGCCCGCGGCCTCATGCGTCGACGCGAGCTGTGATGCCACCACCGCGAGGAGCTGTCCGATCACGCTCTCGCCGGAGGTGTCGACCTCCGGCCCGAAGGCCGCGGACGCGCGGAGCGCCGCGACCATGTCGGCCGCGAATTCGTCGGCGGATTTCGCGACCCAGCCGGTGGGCTCCAGCCCGCTCATGCGCCCTCAAGGAAGACGTTGTCGGACAGCGCGATGCCGGTGTCCGTGGTCACAGCGAAGTCGACGCTTGCGATGCGCGTCGCTCGGTCCAGCGCGAAGGCGAAGCTGTCGACGCGCCCGACGCCGGGACACGTCGCCACGGCGCGCCGAAGGACAGTCTCCGCCAGCGCCACGGACGCCTCTCCCTTGGAGCCAAGCCAGCGTCGGAAGGGGATTCCGACGCGGGTATCAAGCGCATAGTCGCCGCGCCAGAGACGGAGCCGCACGCGGAGGCGCTGCGCCACGGACTCGCCGTCCTCCTCCGTGGTGAGGCGGGCGCGCCCGGCGGAGAGCTCGAGGTCACCGTCGGAGTCCAGAGCGAGGTCACGCACGGGGCGAGGGTGCGGGACCGCGCGCGCGGCCCGCAAGGGGCGCTTGGCACGCAATGCCGCCACGACCTCGCTCCGACCTCGCTCCGACCTCGCTCCGACCTCACGTCGCGCGGACGCGCGAGGCCCCGACCGCGTTCGAGCCGGTGATCACCGGCACCGGGACCGCCGTCGCTCCGCCGCCGGGAGGAGCGACGTGCGTGTGGGTATTGAAGGCCGTCACGATCGCCGTGAGGCGGGCCTCCACGAGCGTCGCTAGGGCCACGAGCGAGGACGCGGCGGAGTCTCCCAGGTGGACGGTGCCGTCCGCGGCCACGCGCACCCGCACGGAGCCTCCGACGGAGACCTCCACGTCGCCGGTGGAGCGGATCACGACCCGCGGGCCGGAGCTCGAGGAGCTCCCGAGCACGGCCGCGGCGGAGCCGGAGGCCGCGGCCTCGAGGGGCGCGCCGCGCCGGTGGAGGCCCGGCAGGAAGACGGCGTGGGAGAGGTGATGCCGCTGGAGGAGGACGGGGTCGACCACGGACCCGTCTCCCACTCTCCACGTCGCGAGGTCTCCGTCGCAGCACACGAGGAGGCCGGTGTCTCCGGGAGCGAGCGCGAGCGAGAGGCCCCACGCGCCGACGCGCGGCCACAGCACCGGGACGCTCGGACACACCGGGTCCGCCTCAAAGTCATGCGTGCCGTCGGCGAGCGGCACCGGCCGTCGAAGGAGCGGGACCACGTCAGCCACCTGGAGCGCGGCATCATAGGCCTGCACGCGCGCGGGGAGCGCAACGTCGAAGTCCAGGAGGAGGGCTTCCGTGCGCGCGTCCAAAACGTCCACAAGGTCGGGGTCAACGGGTCGCTCGCTCATGGTCACGCTCGAGGAGGTCGAAGGGTTAGGTTCGCGTACCAATCGTCCCCGCGGGTGTCGCCCGTGCACTCCACCTCCTCGACTCGAAACGTCCCGGTCACGACCTCCGAGCGGAGCGACACGAGCCGCCCCGGCACAAGGTCCGGGAGGAGGAGCGCGCGGGCCTTGACGGTGCCTCCCTTGCCCTTTTCGGGCGACTCCACGAGCCCGGTGTCAGGCGAGAGCTCCACGGCCACGCGGGAGAGCGCGCGGCCCACGGCGAGGAGCTGGAGGACGCCATCTTGGACGGACCACGAGAGGCCCGCGGAGGAGCAAAGGCGAGTCAATTCGTCCGCGGCCTTGCCTCTCACCACCGCGCCCTCCTCGAGCACAGCGGAGGTGAGCGCCGCGCCGCCGACGGCATTGCCGATTCCGAGTCCCATCGATCCCGCGAGCGACCGAACGGCCTGCGCGAGTCGCGTGCCCGGGGCGAAGGAGGTCGACGCGCGCGCGGTGCGAATCGCGTGCTCTCCGTCGCCCGCGGTGATCGTGGTGATCCAATCGGAGCCGTCGCGAGAAACCTCGACCTTGCGCGCATCGCCGCGAAAGAGGAGCGGCGGCGCGTCATAGCCCGCGGAGAGCTGAACGATGGGCCGACGCTCGGAGAGGAGCGCGGCCCGGTGCGGCGCGCCGAGGTTGAAAACCTTGATCGTGGCCTCGCCCGGCCGCGCGCGGAGCGTGCGCTTGACTGTGAATTCCAAGTCAAGGTCCGAGACCTCCAGGTCTCCAACCTGAACCCGCCAGCGTCGGCCGAAGACCGTCACCCCAGCTCCTCCGGCTCGAGATAGACCAGCGCGAAGCGACCGCCAAGGTCCGACCACGCTGGGTCCGCATCGTTGAGGCCCGACACGTCCAGCGCGAGGAGCTCCCCTGGAGGACGGCGCGGGTCCGCCACGCGCTCGAGGAGCCGGACGCCGCACACGAGCACGAGGCCGGACACGATCGCCGCACCGTCCGCGTCGGAGAGCGTGAGAGACCACGTGCCCGCGCGCTGTGACCACCGAAAGCGGAGGAGGTAGTCCGAGCCTCCGAGCGCGGTGCGCTGGGTCCAGTCAGACTCGCCGTCGGGCACGCACGGTATCTCTGTCACGGGAGGAGGCTCCTCGCGCCGTCCAGCGCGCGTGCGAGTGCAGACCGGCGCTCGGAGGTCTGTCCGGCGGACTGTGCTCCGCGCTGCGCCTGGCGCTGGCCCCGACGCTGCGCCGGGACTGGCACCTCCACGCGCCGCACGGAGACCAGTCGCACGCGTCGAAGCTCGAGGGTGACGCCGACCGCAGCTCCGATCGTGGCGCTCCGATCGGCGCGATAGCGGGTCACCACAAGGTCCGACACGTCCGGCCGGAGCCCCGTCGACAGAGTCGCCAGAGTGCCGGAGACCACGAGCTCTCGGAGGAGCGAGTCGACCGTGCGCACGCGCTCCCAGGGTGTCTCCCATCCCCACACGGACGCGCCCGCGCCGGTGCGAAGGCCGACGGAGCGGGTGGAGGCCCTCGAGGGAGCGGAGCCGTCATCGATGACCGGCGTCTGCGACACGGTCCCCTCGAGCGTGAAGGTGTCGTGGCCCGGGCGCACGTGGTCCGAGATTGCCGCGCCGCGCTCGACGGCGTGCTCCGTGGGCTCCGCGGTAATCTCGTGTGCCTGGGCCACGCACGCGTCCAGCGTGATCGCCACGATCCGCCCGCCGGTCTCCCACGTCAAGGTGGTCGCCACGTCAGTCCTCCTCCCTCACGGGGTGGGCCGCGTCATGCGCCGCGCGCTCCCTCTCTCGGAGCTGCCTCGCGGCCGCGCGCGCGGTGGCCTCCGGGTCGGACGTGCCGTTGATCGTGATGGGGGCGTTGACCGTTGTGCGCGACGTCGTCGCGACGGTGCGCGTCGCCGGAGTCGCCACGGACACCACGCGCTCCGGAGCCATCGCGGCGTTTTGACCGCCGAAGACGTTGCGGTATTCGGCCGCGATGCCCGCGAAAAACCCCTCCTCCGCCGCTGGAGTCGCGGGAGGAGGACGCACGGCCGCGACGGTCCCAGGCGCGGCCTCCGCTCCGACCGTCACCTCTCCGCCGGTCACGGCGCGGACGGCGTCCGCCACGCGCTGGAGGCGCGAGAGGATGGGCCCAACGTAGGTATCGAAAGCCGCCGCTCCGCTCTCCCACACGTCGACGAATTCA